TGCAACACCGTCTGATATTCGTTCAGCTTTACAGATCAGCATTGTACTGCGTGTTGCTGTTGGAGCTGTATGTAACAAATCACTCTGCCTCTCTGTAGCGAGGGATGAGAAGGATAAACTTATGGCTATAACACCAGCTATATAAGAATTCATTGACATTCCTTATTTCTTTTATTTATTTGTTTTCTTATGTGTGTAAACAAAATTATAAATAAATAACTTACGTCAGTTGCGGTTATGGCCTATGGAACGTGAAAGAAGGATGCGTTTCCAATGAGATTCTCGCAACCCTATCTCATCAGCATCACTGTTAATGTCCATGATCTCCAGTATGGAGAATGTGACACGTTTAAGACGCTCTTCGTCGAATGCTCCGAACGCCTCAATCAACCCTGCGTTCCCTCCATGGCCCGTGTCAAAATATGTCTTCCATCTTCCCCAGATACCATCCTTGCCGTTCGCTTGGCCTACGTACAATTTACCTCCATCCACGTCAGTCAGCAGATAGATGCCTTTTACGATACTAAGGGCCGTTTTCCACGAATCAAGCTCCTGTCGAATAATAGTGCCAAGCGTTGCTCTGGTAAGCACTACGTTCTTATATCCAGGGAATTCACCAAACGATAGACACACAGGGGCTATTTCAACTATTGGCATTTTCCCCGCCAACCTCTCTCCATAAAGTACATGGATGCGTGGTCGACTAAGGCTGACATACATACGTCCCCGGTATTCAGCTAACTCGGGAATGGGACTCAAAACATAGGCGTAATAATCGTCTTTGCGATCACGAAAACATGGTGACGCTGTCGGACTACAGCTTTCACGACGATACGTTCCGGCATAAAGCCATCTTTGCTTATCCTCAGTTTGAATGAGGGAAATGACGTAAGTCCGGTTAAAATAATTCTTCTTCTGGAAGCATTGCCATTCATCAAACGTCCCGTTAAGAAATTCGTTTATCGGCAATTCGCCATGCTCATTCTTGCCAGCTAAATGAATTTTGCAGTTCTGCGGTGTCAGTTGAGGATACATAGAATGAAGATACTGGAATAGTTCCATACGGACTGTGTCCCTGGTTTTATCAATTCTGCTGATTGGTATCTCACATGAAAAGCAAGCCTGTCTACTGCAAACAAAGCTCTTACCAGTCCCAGGCTGGCATTCCATCCACCAGCTCGGCATCACGATCAAAGTGAACCACGTCGTAACCGGCATCCAGTATCATCTTGATATTGGCTATCGCCGCTTCGGAGATGTTGAATGTACGCAGTTCATCTGCCCAGCTATTGTCACGCATTCCGGCACGAACAATCCAACCATATTCTGTGCCGTGTACCCAGTTCAGTCCGCGATCGGTGATTGGGTCAAAACAGGCTATCGGCAGTTGTTCGGAGTCTTCCGCAGTAACGTGCGCAGTGCTGATAACAGCTGTCTTGTAGGCTTCAGTGATTTTCAACATTACTTAACTCGTTTAACTAATTGTTTCCTTGTATTAGTTATTATCAGCTATAAGAAAAGGTAGAAAACATTTTGTTTGAGGCAGTGCGGCTGTCTCAATACTGTCATTACGATAATCAGGCGCATAGTGTCAAAGCTAAGTTCAGATGTTAGGGGCAGGGCAAAGTTGAAATGTCCACTTCGTGCCAGGAGCGGAAGTTGCTAAGTTTGGTCTGCATTAATTTGAAGGGAGCAGAACACATGAGCCAAGAACGAATTTCTGCGAAATTTTTTTCGTGCACCGCGGAGGTGAAAGGTCATAAATGGTAAGCCAGCACCGACTTTACCTAGCTTTTTTTAAGTTCAGCAGGAAACCTGCAAGGCAGGTTTCCTGCGTCGGGATAATCGATACTGAACCTTGTGCATACCGTTCTCATCAGTTAAATTAAAGATTCCACACTCTTTGCCGATATCACCTTGGTTCTTGCTTGTGATGCGTTCAGTGTTCAGCGCTGTTTGCTGTAGCCCTCCAGACTGATTACAGACCGCCTCTTAAAAGCCAATCCTTACTCTAAAGGGAACTCATGAGATTAAAATACTCAGCACTCTTACTCGCCGTTGCCATTACAGGCTGTGATAACAAAAAAGACGAGATCGGTTGTTCCTCTGAAATGACCCAGTCAGCTCTCATGGATTTAATAAAAAAATCTGCTTATGAAGGTCTCTCTGAACAGGTCGACAAATACCCTGACGTCACTAATCAGACCAAACGAAGCGCTTTGGACAAGATTAAACTGACCATCTCTGAAATCTCCACAACTTCAAGTGACACGGGCAGCACAATGAAAACTTGTGAAGGGACCGTGACGATGACCCTACCTGCGAACGAGTACGCACGGCTTTCTGATGCTTACAGAAAGAACTTTAACCGTAATCTCGACAAGCAAATGGAAAGCCTGTCTTTGGATAACAACGCAAACGCCTTTTCAAAACGCATCTCCTACACCGCACAGGCAACCGACGATCAGAAAAACGTTTTTGTGAAAGCTACTTCTAACAACCCAATATCAGTGGGTGCCGCTGCACTGACATCGCTTTCCATCATCAACCCGATCGTTGAGCAGCAAAAAATCCAGCAGGCTAAGGATGCCCAGCGAAGTCAAATTGAAGCGGAACAACAAGCACAACTCAGGGCGCAGCAACAGGATAAATATGAGGCGGAGCAGCAGGTTCAGCAAACCATTCAACAACAATCCTACCAGCAGCCTCAGCAACAAAAAGCTGAGAACCTTGATCAGTCCCGAATGGCTTTTGCGAATGCTGACTCTGATTTGAATACCGCTTGGAGCACATTAACACCAGAGAAGAAAAAAGAGTTGCTGCCTTCTCAGCGCCAGTGGATCAAAACTAAGGACGCTATGTGCGGCAAAGTTTCAATGCAGGGAACAGATGCTGAAGTCAAGAAAATGGTCGACTGCCAGACGCAAATGACCCTTTCAAGGACCGCGTTCTTAAGAAATCAATAGCGGAAACTCCCTTCAATCTGGTGGCCAAGGCTAAGCTGGCGCCAGCGTAATGCGGGATAATTTCAGCCGTTGTTCCCTGATGCCCCACGCCGGATATTTTACTCGCGGTTAGAACGGGATTTTGGGACGTAAATATTTCATTAAAGGCGATGACCATCATAGTCATCGACTACATGAATTTTCTGTTAAAGATATGCAAGTATTAAGACATCTTACTTTCCGTGATTACCAATGATGTTAATCGTTGCAGGCACTCAAAACCGTCCACATGAGTCTTGCCCAACCAATAGCCGCCACCATACTCTCTCTCTCGCTGGAAAAAGACGCACTGGCCAGGTTTGAAATGTTTAAGTGTCTCGCCTCTGTAGACGATCTGATAACTGGTGTCTTTTCCACCCATTTTATCATCCCAAAATACTGTATATTTAAACAGTGGTTCTTTGATGAAATGCGGTCAAGTTTGACGGCGGTGACAATAACTTATTGGTGAAACCAGTTACGACCTCATCATGATGCGGTGGCGTGTAGGTTTTGCCGCTGCAGTGTCTTGACCTGTTCTTCAAGCTCACGCACAGACTCAACGAGAGATCCGCCTGGCGGTATTTGGCACTCTTCCATGAGTTGAAAGTAAACGTCGGCTGCCGCGCGAATGTTTGAGCCTTTGGTTAGCTGATCACTGAGCAGTTCGTCACGCTCTTTCATAAGCCGCACGCATTCTCCATTGCGTTGGTCGACCACAGCCTCCAGCTCTGCGATGCGCTCGCCTAGCGTTTTGCCATCCTTACGTTGAGTCGTAACCGTGAAAAATCCAAGTTCAGGAACGTCTTAGCTCAATTCCAGATAGTTTTTTGCACCGTGTCGAACAAATTCGTCGGCGAACATGGCAGAGGCCAGCTCTCCGTTAAACAACGACTCCAGATCTACAGGAGTGCCAGCAGCAAGAGCGGCACGCGCAGCCTCTATGACGTTTATAAACTCATCATAATGTCTGGCGCGCTTCTCCAGCTCTGCCCACTGCTGACTATTTCGACGCACCAGGTACTCAATAAAAATCAGCGCTGATTCGTCGGCGTCGCCTTCAAATGAGACCTTACCCTTATCGACAATAATCGTGCCCACAGCGGTTGGGTTGTTGCCCTGAAGGCAAAATCTGAAAGGAATGTCCGTGCTCATCGGTGATACAGCCTGTATATCCATAGAAGTGGCTTTATTCCTGCTTTCCATGTGTATTTTCCTCTTAATTTCGCGTCATCATTCTTACATAAAATAAGTATGTAGTTACCTATTATTTTGTGCGTTTGAAGACATACACACTGACAGTTATCCCCGTGTCATCAAACTCGCCTGTGAACGACTTACCTTTGGCGTAGACGAAATTATCCAGCATCATCCAGTTCAGTGTTGTTGAGTCCCCCGGCAAAACAGCAACAAGGCGCCCACCGACTTTCAGATGTCCCAGCCCGGCCAGCGTGTGTTCTTTGTGGCGCCCGAGAGAGTAGGGTGGATTCATGACTATCTTGTCGAAGAGGTAGCCTTCATTGTCAGCAGACCACTTCATGAAGTCACAGCAGACTGTGTTCACGTAGCCTTTTCCAAGAAGGATGTCAGCAAATAGCGGCGCAACCTCAACACAGGTCACGTCCTCAGGATTCGCCTCAATAAACGTAAGCAGATCTCCGCGACCAGCTTCCGGCTCCAGCAATGTTTCGCCAGATTTCAAGTCAACGACCTTGGCCACGTACTCCGCGATTACACGAGGGGTAGGGTAGAACTGATGTGATTTTGCATCCGGGATCAAACCTGTCGCCACAATCGTATTGAGTGTTTGACCGATCTCATACGGGAACTGCCAGTGCTTTTTATCCTGTACGCCGCCAATGAAGCTCAATATGCGCTCCAATTCTTCAACCTGCGACTTCTGGAGACTGGAATCAGAGAAGTACCAAACCCCCTTGTCTTTGCTGAATCGCCCGTCACGTAAAGTGGATCGAACGGGCTCAGAGATGGTCTTTTGAATGAGGCCAAACTCCTTAGGAGCTCTGGTTTTTGGGGCTGTTCGGCAGGGGGCAGGTATAGCGGCCGGCATACTGTACGCCAGCACCTCATTAAGCTTCCAGGCAACATCTGGGTGGATCTCAAAATGCACATTACCGTTCTTGAACATTTTCACGCGCATGAGGTTACCATCCACGTTGATCCAATCACCCGTCTGGCAATCATTTGCCCGGTACGCAGCCGATAGCATCTCTGTTGTGCGGTTAATGGTGATGAACTCCTTATGCGCAAAGAAATGCAGCATTACGCGCAGGTCATCGATGTAATCCTCTTTCCGATAGTTCACGCTGACACTATCCCGCCAGAACTGTGAAATGCAGCTGGCGATGATCAGCCGCTCGCTAAAGCCGTTCGTTTTATTGGTCTTGTGCGCAGGGCTCAGCGCCTTAAACAAACCGTACACGCGCTCAGAGAGATATTTATGCCTGTCATTCAGCAGATTGACCATCGTGGGGATGACCGTCTCTGCTTTGAACTCAGGTACGCCAACGAACTCCTTAACCTTCATCTGGTAGCCGGTTCTGTCAGTCTTGATGGTTTCCTGCTTGCCTTCTATGAACTGTTCGCGCCATTCATCTCGGCGGGAAGCTGGCATGATCAGCAGAACGTTTGTCATATCCGTGACCTTCTTCCAGTATTCGGCCCAGATATTCTGCTTCACCCACTCAAGATCGACCTTATCCAGCCAGGCTCTGTTGAAACGAGTGCGTTCGTCATCCGGCCGGTGGTTGAGTCGAAGCAGGCGGTTAATCATGTTGTGACGCTCATCGCCATAAACGAAGTCGTGAACCTGGTGCATGAACGCAATCTCTTTCTCGCACTCGGCCACGATGTCATGGATGACGTTCATCTCTTTGCTGTGGTCGATACCGGTGTTCGAAGCAAAAGACTCAAGGACAGAAAGCGCTGTACTCATAATTTCACCATATAAACAATTTGTTTTCTTATTTGTTTTATTATCTCAGATAAGAAAAGGCGTAAAAGATCTATACAGAGGGCTACGGAGGAGGGGAAGGGGGCTCTCGCCCCCTTGCTATTTCAGGTTCAGTGGCTGACTTGCTGCATCTTGTGCGGCTGGTCATATAGATCGTGGCGATGGGCAAGTTCTCGCATCATGTCTTCAATACGGCTCTTCGCTTCATCCATATTATCCGCCATCGCACCAAGCAGCTGGCGAATAGCAGCGGGATGTTCATCGCCGGTTAGCTCTGGCATTTTGAACCCGTTATGGGTTGCCATTAGTTTAAAGGCGGTAATTAACATGCCTAAAGAAGACTTAAGGCTGGCAATCTCCCGCTCTTTGCTTTCAATTCCGATATTGTCTCCGGAGAGATCAGGCGCCGGCGAGCATTTTGGTTCGCTCATCATGTCCAGAGTTGCCTGCAGTTTATTGGCACGTTCATGCTCTTCCACATACGCCCCGCCAAAGTGACGAGCAAGCATCAGGATTTTCATTGGTTCATCAAATAAGTCCATGACCTGGACGATGGCCATGATGCGTTCCAGCGGATGAGCGTCACCATGACCAGTTATAGAATCAAGCATCCCTACGAGTTTTTTAGCCCCGACTTCATTAATGATCTTCTTTACTTCAGCGTTAGCGGCGGTGCATTTATCACACATGTGTTTTTCCTTAATTGTTAAAATAATTTGTTTTCTTGGTGGCTTTATTCTGACAATTCAGAAGAGGGGGGCAAACGCGTCATAACGGTTAAACCAGAAGAATCGAGGGCCAGGTGGCCCTCGGCGATCACTTCGATTTTTTAAGTAGAGGTTGGGCAAAGTAGATAGCCAATCCAACCAACACGCCATCTGCCGCGATAGACATCAGTTTGCCAGTGAAGTCCACCAGCACGACCAGCACGAGAAGAATGGCGACGACGGCCAGCCTTAATTTCTCTGCCATTAGATGTACGCATCCAGAGATAACTGCAGCGCCTGAGCAATTTTCTTCAGCACAACCTCTTCTTCTTCGCCGATGCCATCCTGATCGGCAATATCCAGGCAGAGACACAACACATCAACGGCTTCTGGAGTGCCGGCGACATCAGCCAGCTCCCGAAGAGCCTGTGCGTTGGCGGAACGAGGAGAAGCTTCATAGCGAGCACGAATATTGCTGCTCATCTGGGCGATCTCACCCGCGAACGGTGAGAAAGCTGGCAATGCGGAGATGGTCTTCTCCAGAATAGCGATTTCTTTTGCATCACAGTTGCCGTCTGCATAAGCGATCATGTATGCGCCCCAGACAGTAGCTTCGACCGCATCGCGGTTCTCCATTTTTTTAACTTCAATAACCGCTTTACGAGTTTTCTTTTTGAAGAAACCTAACATGTGTTTTTCCCTATATGTTATGTGCTTAAACAAATTGTTTTCGTACACAAATAAACATTAAGGCAGCAAAGAGAGCCTCCAAGGCTTCAACCCCTACGCCCATTAACAGAACCCGAGAACAGAGCCGATCGGTGGGACAAAAATCCCCACAACACGAGCGATCGTCATACCTGAGTGAAGAAATAAGTCACCGTGTAGTGCCAGCTTAACGATGTTTGAGATCCAGCCACCAACCGCCAAAAGCAGAATGGCTATCCAAATGAATGACCAGTTTTTGAGTAAGAAGATCACGCCATCACCTCAGTCGCAGCAGGAGGAAGATCCGGAGTCGCAGGACGAACTTGAGGAATCGAATCCAACCGCATCCCATCCAGAGTGGCAGACCGGGGCATGGTGGTGATGCTGGTTGGATGCTTTCCGTGACTGGTGCCGGCGTCTGCTGCGAAACCGTTTTGCATGAGTCCGGCATCAGCAACGCCTGAGTCGACGGTATTGCTACGGCTGCCAGACAAATCGTGATCAGCCCGTAGGCCATTGGAAGTAGTCTTTTTCGTTGAAATTGATCCATCTGAGCTCTCCATGCGCGTTTGATTGGCTCGCACGCCCCAGGTGTCTCGCAGGATTTTTGCGGTTCGGGTCTTCATCACTTCCCCCATTGCCACACGAGCCCCCAGGTTAGAGATGGCCACCGCATGGTCATCCAGACGATGCTCCATTTGACCTACTTTCTCTTCCAGTTCGGACAGGCGTGCAGACACACGGCCGGAGAATAACTCCGCCAGGATGAGTCGTAGCGAACGGGGGTGTTTCTTAAGAGAAGAGGAAGGCGTTTGATGTGCCATTTGAAATCCTTTCAATGTCAGAAAGAGTTGCGGCTGGAATGCCCAGCCGCCGTTTTTTGCGTTCCATCCTTGGAACCGTGCCTAACCAGCACGTTGTCATCCTGACGATGGGTAAGATACATGATATATAATGATAGGTAAATACTTACTTATCATTTTATACCAAAAAAAACCAGAATCTTTTTTGTGTGGAGTATCCGCTGCCGCATATGCTGCGATCTTGGCCAGCCTGTCGCATATTTCGTTTTCTCGATGCCCGGCGTGGCCCTTTACCCAGTTCCACCTGACATTGTGGCGACTGGCGGCTAAATCGAGTCGTTTCCAGAGGTCGACATTCTTAACAGGCTTCTTGTCAGCAGTGATCCAACCATTTTGTTTCCACCCCTTCATCCAGAGGGTCATACCATTTTTGAGATACTGGCTATCTGAGTGCAGGATCACGTTGCAGGAGAATTTTAGGCATTCCAAACGCTATCAAAACTAACTAAGATCAATTTACTTAATCAACAAAAAAGGACTAAGGAATTAGTCCTAATTCCTTATATAAAAAATCTGGGCACAGTCTCAAAAATAGACACTTACAATTCCTTTTCGATCAAGAAAAATATTATTTCCTGATAATAAATTAAATAACATCTGTCATTTATTTAAAGTAATAGGATCAAGCATGTGGATAGTTTTGAATGAATTGTTTAAAAGTTGATAATGGGGTAATCTCAGTTCGAGAGATAATTGATTTTGAGTTGATAACAACTGAGATTGAATTTCTAAATTTTTGAAAGTCTCGATATCATTTTTAAAAATTAAAAAATCCTTTTCAGTTATCACATGAGGGCTAAGCGCACCTGTTTTAACTAAAACCTCTAATTTAGAGCGTAGAAAATTATTTGAGTCAATGTTTTTATTGAAATAATTTTGAGCAAAACCCTCTTCACCGAGACGAATATGTGTTTGTCCTAACACAAATGACGCCTTATTTTTAAGGTCTGCAATCAACATTATGAACTGGATACAATCAATTATCTTTTTATTACTAAACCCAGTAAGAATATCCACTAATAACTCGTTAAGAGTGTAAAAATTTTTTCTAAGTGGCATTATATGCAATCGGATAATGTGAGATTCTCTTTGAGTTTCATTAGCATATATTGCTTCTTCAATTGAAGATAATGTCGAGCTTTTTATTTCGCTAAATTTCATTAGCTTATCAAATATTATATTATCCTGAATATATGATAATTTAGCATTCAAAATATCAAGTTTATCACTGATCTCTTCAAGCTTCTTTCCAATTATTTCATTTGTGTTACGCGCACTTATTATATTAACAGCAGCTAACATAGCTGTTTGATTAGATAATTGATGCATTATTTCTTGATAGTTCTGGTCAGTTGTAGAATTAGGTCCTCCAAAGGACTCTTCAGCGTTATTATTTTGCCTATCAGAAGGGAAGACTAAATGTTTAACAATTCTACCAGCCTGATCACGAATTGTTCCCCCTGAGACGACTAACTCACCAGAATGTATACGTGAAAGAATATCTTCACCAAGCGGCAATGCACGTTCAAGAATTATTGAAATACTCATAATTTCACCTGTTCCATAAAGTTCTCAGCAACTAGTCGAGAACGAATACTACCAACAACTAACACAGCTGGAATCGTAACGCTATAGGCTGTCCCTGTGAAAGCCAAAACTATACTAGCAACTCCTGTAAGCGCTCCAATGAACTGACCCGCCACGGGAATGGCTGATATAGCTCCACGGCGTAGCATAAAACTACCGATAGCCAAAAGAGCCGGTGTAATGCCCATCAGACTACGAGCTGCAGCGTTTTTTGCCTCCATAGCAAGTTTCTGGTTTTCCAAACTTTCACGGAGTACATCATCAAATTGATTTCTTTCTTTTTCTGACAGCTTTTCTTTATAATTATCAATCACTTTTACAGCTATTGATTCTTCGATTTTGACGATCTCATCTTGTTTATCAACTTTTACGCCTACCTTATCGGCAACATCGATAACAATCTCCCGATAGGAGACCCCGCGTCTGCGGAGCAAGTTCATGAAGCTATCCCCCCCCATATTTTGTAGTTCTATAGCCAGTTTCAGTGCATCACGTTCATTTTTATCTATGCTAGAAGACTGTTTATTGGAAATAATTTCCGCTAATATAGCTTTCTCATCACTAGTGGCTTCTTGCAATATGGGAAAGAGATCATGGTCGTTTCGTGCAAAGTCAATACTTTTCATTCTTAAATCATCTATCGTTGTATGATGATTGAAATATACTGCAAGTAGTTACCAAATCAAGTTATTGTTTACTGTATAAATAAAAAATGTTCATACCACTTCGGCTTGCATTAAATCTGCGAAATCAGACCTAGATACATCATTCTTAATGAGCCATTTTTCGTCTGGCGTGTGTGCTTGTCGTCATCTCTAACTCCAAAGCGTGCGCCGCCGCCCGTTTTTCCTCGCGCGTGTGCGCACGCGTGTTTATACATATTTATTTTCAATGAATTACTTCCCAGATCGGGTTTATTTTTACCTGAACTGAGCGAACGAAGTGAGTGAAGTTCACCTCGAACGAAGTGAGAGGTTGTCTTTTCAGGTAATACTCTCCCAGGGAGGTGAGTAAAAAATCCTCACCAACCTGGTCGTTTCATAACCTGAAAAGTTATGACCTAAGTCTACTGCCAGCTTAGGTTTGGGAAGTTATGGATGACAGCACCCCAGAACCGAGATCTTCCCACACTTCATGAAGGGGAGTACTGGATTCAACCTCTCAAAATACCCAGACTCGACAATCATAAAGTGACCCTTCTCTCTGCCCACTTTGGTTCCCCCTTCCCCAGACCCCAAAAGGGCTGGTTCTGCGCTGGTTGTGGGCTTTTTTAAGTCTGGTGCCAGTGACGCTATCCTCCACCCACCAGACCGAGATTTCGACTCAGGTCGAAATCGACATCATTCTACAACCACTATGATACATCGTAAACTGTAACTACTTACTTACTTTTCTGACTGATCATTTTGTCTACCATGAAGCTGAACTTGCAGAGCAAAAACCTCGTTGATTAGCTCGCCAAGGAGCTGCTCAATCAGGTCTTTGTGTTCGCCAGTGTGCAAACATTTCAGTGACCACTCGTAAAGACTGAATGCCTTTTCACGATCCTTCATGAGTTCGCGAGCGTTAGCCAAAAAATCGCTCTCAACGAGCGCTACAACGTTGGTCGGGTATGCCATGATGGTTTCCTTACTTGTGTTCACAAAAACGATTCTATAGCTTCTGGAAAGGGGTTCCAGAGTGGTCTGGGCGTCTTGTTTCGGTCTGGGAGTGGTTTGAAATCGACAAGGAAAAGCCTGCTTTCGTATATGTTTATAATTAGTACTTAGTTATTTATATATACGAAAGCAGGTTATGAAACGCTCCCAGACTCGAATTAAGCAGCCTGTTTCCGTGGTCTTTTTTTCCTGATCACTTTGGCAGGATCGTATCCACCCAGACTTTTCATCACCGTCAGCGGGACTTTATTCATGAAGTGACCAGCGTTCTGACAGAATCCGCGAAAGACCACCAGCATACTTCCGCCTGGGTTGATATTGACCTCAACCAGACCCAATGTGACGTCAGGTTCCATGAACGCTACGCGGCCGCCAGACAGAACTACCGTCTGGTTTGCGCACTCGGTGGCGCGCTCATACCACATCGTGTCGAGCGATTGCGGAATGAGCATAACGGTGGTTACACCACGCGCTTGCTCTCGGATAGCCGCCTCTATCCAGGGGGTTATTTTGGAGTAGGGCGGGTTGAGAAAGGCCACCGTACCAGGATCACCCCAGCTGGACTTAAGAGCATCTCGTTCCACACCTATGTAGCTCGGAAGAAGCGCGTTTTCTTTGTTACAGGCGACATCAACATCAAACGTAATGCCGAGATATCGCTGAATGGCGACAAACAACCATTTCGGTGTGCGCCAAAGGTCTCGAAGAGAGGCATCTCGCTCTCGCTTTTTGATTTTTTCGGCTGCTATCATTTTACAATCAAATAGGTAAGTACTTACCTATTTTTTCATGTCATTTTACGAATGGCAAATAAAGAAAAAACACGCCAGATTGCTTAACGGGAGACGCTCTGGCGTGTTTTTTACTGTTGGGGCATACGAATAACTGTCCAACGCTCTAAAACTATCAGGGGGCTTCAGAGCGCGAAACGGATCGTCAGCCAATGGAATACTCCGCGATAAATTTCCTTACGATCGGGGACTCTTCATTAAGAAGCAATCTTCCACCATCCCTCGTAGCGATTCCCGTGACTGGGAAAACAGCCATCATCTGGCCAGCCTGAGTCGACGCGGTGCTGAGTGGATATGGCTTTTCCGGATAGCTCATTAACGCCAGCTTAATGCTATTGCTGCTTGCCTCTTTTGTGTCAATAAGATGCCGCAATGCAATCACCGTGTAGATGCTGATATCCGGTCCGCCATTGAACCAATTTAGCAGGTTAGAGATCTTGTCTTTTGCCTTGACCGGCGCCGAATTCAGAGCTTCAATGAAGACCTCACGTTTCAGACCAGCGGCAGCATAAAAATCATCGCCCTTATCGTTCAGGCTGAATCGAGGCTTGGGTGCTGCGCGCTCTTTTTTCGCCGCCTTCGACTCTTTTGGCTGAGCCGCAACTGACGATTCTTTGGCTTGTTTCTCCTTTTTTTCATCAGTCTGAGGTTTATCACCCTGTGTCGAGTCGATCTCAGGAAGAGGGGAGATCGACTCGACTTGAGGTATCTCAACATCAACCACCTTCAGCGACTCATGTTCGTTTTCCAACTCTTCAAACACACCGGTGAGATCGCCGCCGTCTTTCGCTTCCATTACAGTTTCAGCAACAGCCGGCACCGGCACGATCGTCTCATCGTTAAGATCTGCCAGAAGGTCGTCTATTTCGTCCCCTACAACGGCCTCCGAAGCCAGTTTTTCAGGCTCATCGAGCAGTTGCAGCATGGCGGTCAGCTCATCCAGATCATCTTTTTTGACTGTATTGTTGAGGTTGCTCATGTCTCTCTCCTTTACGTTGTGTGAGCGTTTATACGTTTTTGGGTTGAGAGCATTTTGTCAAAACCTATTAGGTGGAAAAGAAGTAAATACAGGCAGTTGGGATAATGAGAGGGGCGAAAGCGCCGTCAGGCGCTTTCGAATGGGAGCTTATAGAAGCCGTATTTTTCCCGTGCTTTGAAAAAGCAGTGCATCATCAGATCAGTATCATAGAGCGCGCTGTGCGCCTTAGCCTTGTCATAGACAAAACCCAATGAGAAGGCGAGTTCCTCCAGTCGCGGCCGTTTGCCGTCTTCTGTCGCCCATAATCCGGATAACATAGTGTCCACAAGAGGCAGCTCTGGGAGAGTGACGCCGTACTCTGCAAATTCATGGCGAATAAAGGGGAGGTCGAACGCTTCACCATTGTGAGCAACCAAAACGCTTGCATCGCTAATATAGCGAGCGATTTTACCGGCATGTTCAGACAATAGTGGCTCTGCGGAAAGATCTTCCAGCGAAATGCCATGCACTGCCTGGGCTTTTGGATCGATACTCCGCCGCGGGTTAAAACGCATCGCCAGGCTATCGATGTGCTTCTGGGTCTCCAGCTCATAGCGGGTAATGGCTATTTCAATAATCTTGTGGTTAGCTCTAAAGTCCAACCCTGTAGATTCAATATCAAGCCCAGCAACAATAGTTGTCATTACTACTCCTTACAGCTTTTTGGCACCTTTAAGCAGTGCGCTACGCACGAATTGAGCTGCTTTTTTGATGGTCTCCTCCTGCGATTCGCACTCTACCGGCGCACGCCACTCACCAGTGGTGACGTTGAGAATGCGAATTTCATTGGTATCCAGACAAATCGACACATACAGAACAGTGCCGGCAGCCATTTTGATATGCATGGGGAAGATAGGTCGCTTGCCGCGTTCGCTGAACTGGGACATTGCCACATTCAGAACCTCTCCCACATCATCGCCTACCAATCCCTGAACGGACTCAAAAACAGCTCTGATAGCCAGCCTGGCCTCTCGTTCTGTCATCAGCGATCGGGACTGCTCGTCTGCGATGCGTGTCAGCGCCTCTATCGTTTTACGATCTAACTCATCAGCCAGAGATATTTCGCCTAACATTCTGTTTTCCTGAAACTATTTTTGGTGACGTTATTCTGGCATTCCTTCACAGGGGAACAAGAATCAGTGGAAGGTGACGCGATTTGAGATACGGCTCTCTATACGTTCCACATGGCGGTCGATTACTCGCATGATCGAGCGTGCTCTTGCGTCAACGGAAATGCAGGTTTCCGACAGGACGAAAACCTGCAGATCTCCGGATTTGGCCAGAGAGTTAATTTTTGTCAGCTCGCCACACATCAACGAGTCGATACGAGCGACATAAAGGCGATCAAGCGAACCTCTCTGGGCACGTTCATAATCTTGTGCTTTCAAATTCACGCCCGGGCGCAGCCCCGCAATGGCATTAAAATTGGACAACGCGGTCTTGTGACAAAAACGCTCAATTTCCAGCGCCAGATCAATACATCGTTGGTCATTGGTCTGGCCGACCAAATCGAGCGTATAAGCCATCACATCAGCAGGCGTACGGTCTATTACAAAGCCTTCCGCTCCGCGTGTTACCAGCTCAATATGGCGGGCAACTTCCATCTGCACCTGCAGACGCTCAAAGAGCGGCATTGGATCGCCTACGTTGACTCCAAGCCTTGTCATCAGTGCGCCGACGCCAGCATCCACATACGGAATGCCGTAATGCTCGTCGATAAACTTTGCCAGGGTTGTTTTTCCACTGCCCTGAGCGCCAGTGATCCCAATTCGGTAATCCATTACCACCTTCTGTAAACAATCTGTTGGAAGCCGGGCTCATCCTCCGTTCCCCGTTGTGTATGAGCCGTTAACACAGGAAAGAAGCCGAGATTACGCATCATTTGCCGCGGAAAATGAGCATCACTGTCAGGAACGTCTACGCCCATATGCGATAGCCAGAGTTCCTCGACGTGAGGCAGAAACAGAGAATAGATCTGCGCACCGCCGATAACCCAAACGGGACCATCAAGCTGCATTACATCGTCCATAGTGGCAGGGTAAAAACCATTGGGCATGAACCCAGATGAGCGCGTCAGAACGACGTTGTGGCGCTCCGGAAGCGGGCGCTTAAGACTTTCCATTGTCTTTCTGCCCATGACGACTGTGGCGTTTGTGGTGAGCTCCCTGAACAGTTTTAACTCTGAGGGGCAGCGCCAGGGGAGTTCGTTTCCTCTACCGATCTCATAATTGCGACCGACAGCTGCAATCATCTTCATTGAGACACCTCATACAATACCGGGCGCTGGTGGAAACCAGACAGAGCGGCTCGTAGGCGTGACGAACTCACCAGTGCCGCGATCATCAGATCATCTTTATGCGCGGCAAGCGTGCGCTTTATATGGGTTTCGTAATTGACTCCACCTGGTGCAAGGTGCAGCCAGTCATAATCAATGCCGAAATCTCTCAGCCATTTTTTGGTTGCGCTTTCGAGCGCTTCCGGACGGTGGCTGATAAGCACCACTTCAGCACCAGAGCGAGCAAAGCCACGCAACATGCGGCTTGTGGGAAATATGAGCTCATCACCTGCAACGAGAGTGTCTGCGTTTTCATCAGCAGCGGCTTTACGATGGCCGGCTCTCGCCAGCACATCTTCAATTTCACATAACACATACATGCCTCTGGCCATATCACACCGCCACTGGAGCCTTAATCCATGGAAGTGGTTCGTAGCCGAAGATCTGCACGCCGTCCCATTTGAAGTCATCCAGCTCTTCCCATTCGTGCGGGAAGACGACGATGGGGTCGGACGACTCCGGATGTTCGCGAGCCAGTAGCTCTTCAACCTGCTCCAAGTGGTTGTTGTAAATGTGAACATCAAAGCCGAAATGGACGAAGGCGCCAGCCATGTGACCCGTAATCTTCGCAATGAACTGCGTGAGGATGCCGTAACCGGCAATATTGAATGGCATACCAAGGAAAGTATCGACACTCCGCTGCACCAGGCAGGAGTTCAGGATACGTTTAGGGATACCAAGCTCATCCAGCATTGGCTCAGAGATACTGCCTCGCTGCTCTATCAGGCAAAGCATCTGTGTATAGATCGATTCATAGCCATGCCGGTTATGCTGGATGCCAATGTCGGTGGCCATAGACAAACGGGTCTGGAAATCGAGCTCACGACTCCATACGGACAACACAAAGTGGCAAGGTGGAAGCTTCATGTCCTCCAGCTCACCAACATTCCAGGCATTAAGCAGTATGCGGCGATCGGTCGGGTCGTTGCGCAACTGATCAACCATACGTTGTAACTGATCGATTTCACGGGTGATAACGACGCGGTCTTCATTCAGCCCAATGTAACCTTCAACGCGATAACCACGTTCCAGGAAGATGTCCTCCTTAAGGCGATACTCGCTGTAAGGGACAATTCTGGTGTCCTCCCATCGACGCCACTGCTTGCCATATACAGGCCCTAAATCGCCATTATCGTCGGCCCAAGCATCCCAGATCTTCACACCATGCTCTTTAAGGAACCCAATGTTGCCTGAACCTTGTAAATACCATTCAAGCTCAACCAGTAGCGGTTTCAGGTTTACCTGTTTTGAAGAAATGAGCGGAACAGCCCCGCCGGTAAGCATGTAGTAGGAAGGCACATAAGAAACGCCAAGCGTACCGGTGCCGGTGCGATCTTCGGAAGGAACGCCGGTATCAACAACGGTCTGAATGACACGGCCATAAGAGCTAGAAGCCAGCTGACCGTTACTGAATTCTCGATTAAGTAAAAAAGACAAGATGACCTCAAATAATAAGTAAGTACATACCTATCATTTTAAACACAGAGAAGACATCCAGGCTAGAAATTAAGTAAAAAAATGGTGGCCACGGGGCCACCAACGCTCAACTTTATCGAAAATAAAGATTGATAAGGATAGAAATGGACAATAGATCACACGTCCATTTCAATATATATTGATAAGTTAGTACTTACAAGCTGTTTTTAACCACTTCATACAGCGAAGATACCTGTGCTTGCTCAAGGAAACGAGAAAGATCGACATCGCTATATGTCGGCGATTTAAGGATTTTTCCATCAGACAGGCGATAGCCGATCATCATGTCAGTGCCGTCAGCATGGCGGAATCCGAGATCATTCTTATCATATTTACAGCTCTCAACGGCAAGACGACGCGCTTCAGCATCCGCCGGCCACAGCTTTGTCATATTAGAACGGTGGATCTCCGCCACCAGCTCCACGACGTCGACGCCAAGGAATTCAGCCAGGCGATACACCATCATGCACGCCACATAGATTTTGTTCATCACGCGGCGCAGATCCTGAATCAGCTCAGCATCACCTACCTTGTTATGTTCAAGTTTATCGGCCAGCGCGGCCAACATAAGCGCAGCTTCTTCTGCTTCATTGAAGGGGATGGCCATATCGTCGAAGACGGTATTTCCAGGCACCATAATGGTATGAATAAAGCGATCGACGCTTTGCTCCTGAGTGTAGTAGCTCATGCCAGTTGATAGCCCACCTTTGATGGCTACCATCGTCCCGACACCCACATACAGGAAGTCAGCCATTGCATCCAGCAATCCCTGCATATCCCCTTTTTTCGCTGCAGGCAGCCCTTCTTCTACCGCCTCTTCATGGATCAGCTTAGCGCGCAGGCGCAGCAGCTCCGGAGTGGGCATTACACGACGCGGGTGCTGAAACAGCTCGTGGAACTGGTCAACCATCTTGTAAATACTCTCTGTCGCTTCTCCAAAACCGGGGTTCAGCTCATATGGCTCTGGTTTGAAGCCCACCAGCTTATCGGTGGCCAGCTTGAGATGGTCGGTCAGTTTCGTTAATTTCATGCTTTATCTTTCCTTAGTGCTTTTTTCGCGTTCATTGTGGCCCAGAGCGACCAGGCCACAAAATCTTTATCCAGGCTTACAAATCGGCAAACTGGCTTAGGCCAGCGCGATCAACAGCGGAGTCAATCTGGCCAACGAGATAAGTGCTTTGCTCAGCTTCCTGCGGTGCAATCTGCAAGGTGTCGGACAACAGCCATTTGTTCATCCACACCAGCGGGTCATCTTTTATCTCCGGGTACAGTGGTTTCAGGCCAAGACGGCGCATCGCAAGATTGGTTCGGTATTTAACATAGCTTTTCAAGATATCGGCGTTTAAGCCAATCATTGAGCCGTCTTTAAACAGGTAATCTGCCCAGCGCATTTCCTGTTCGGCAACGTCCATCATGGTCTGATAGATGAATGGTTCCTCATCCGCAGCGATCTGGGCCCATAGCAAGCCTTCGCGGCCTGTACGCATAAACCGGAGCATTCGTTCTGTGCCTTCGCAATGAAGCGCCTCATCACGCGCAATGAAACGCATGATTTTGGTGTTGCCCTCAAGTAATTTCCTTTCTCCAAAAGCAAACGTACAGGCGAAGCTAACGTAAAAACGAATGGCCTCCAGCGCGTTGATGGATACTAAAGTACGGAACAGCTGGCGCTGGAGAGGGTAGGGCTTTCCGTCAAATTCGGAGACGTAGAGCCGTTCGAATTCATCTTCTCCCAGATGCTGGCGCGCGCAGGTCATCTCATAGAGCTTGTCGTACTCTGTAGAGATACTGATAGCCCGGCTGATAATTTCCTCGTCGGTCACAATGCCATCGAAGACAATGCTCGGATCATCCACCATACCGCGAATAATGTGGGTGTAGCTGCGGCTGTGAATGGTTTCAGAGAACGACCATGTTTCCACCCACGTTTCGAGCTCTGGAATTGAAATAAGCGGCAGCAGCGTTGCGTTTGGGCTGCGTCCCTGAACGGAATCCAGCAGAGTCTGGTAACGGAGGTTGCTCAGGAAAATGTGCCGCTCATGCTCTTGCAGCTTAGTATTGAAATCGATGCGATCGGTGGTTATGTCGACTTCTTCCGGGCGCCAGAAGAAGGAGAGCTGTTTTTCGATCAGCTTTTCGAAATCGCGGTACTTCTGCTGATCGTAGCGCGCAACGTTGACAGACTGCCCGAGGAACATAGGCTCTTTGGTTGCGTCGTTAGCGCCCAAACGGAAAGTGGAGTAACTCATGTGTTTCCCTTTGAATGTTATCGGTATTATTAAACAATTTGATTAGATGCACTTCTAAACAAATTATTATCTTATTGGTTAAAATGAGGCATTCAATGAAGTGAAAGGTGGGGATATCTCCCCACGCTTATTAGATTTTGCATGCGCCATCGCACTCATCTTCTGGCTCAACCAACGCAACAGAGGCCAGATCATCGTCTTCACGCTTACCGGCACCATCTCGTGTGTTGTGGTAATAAAGCGTCTTCACGCCTTGCTGATAAGCGAAGAGCAGATCTTCAAGCAACTTCATCATTGGAACCTTGTCGCCCGGGAAGCGAGTAGGGTCATAATTGGTGTTAGCTGAAATAGCCTGGTCAAAGAACTTCTGAATGATCGCAACTTTGGTCAGATAGCCGCGGTTATCCGGCATATCCCAAAGGTACTCGTACTGATCTTTCAGCTCAGCAAAGTCCGGAACCACCATTTTCACAATGCCGTCTTTGGATGATTTCACGGAAACAGGACCACGCGGCGGTTCGATACCATTTGTGGAGTTGGTGATTTGGCTGGACGTTTCGCACGGCATCTGAGCTGTCAGGGTAGAGTTACGCAGACCATATTCGCGTATGCGGTCGCGCAGCTCTTCCCAAGGCATTTTCAGCTCAAAGGACGTATCAGGGTTAGCGTCAAGCGACTTGCGGTAATGGTCAATCGGCAGCTGTCCCTGGGCATATTTAGTTTGGGAAAACCAATCACAGGCACCTTTGGCTTCCGCCAGCCGGCAACTTGCATCAAGCAGGTAATACTGGATCGCTTCAAACGTTTCATGCACCAGCTGGTTGCCGGCCGGATCAGAGTAGTTAAATCCGTTCTTCGCCAGATAGTACGCAAGATTGGTAACGCCGACGCCCAAACTACGACGTGCTTTTGCCGGAATTTCCGCTGCGGCCATCGGGTAATCCTGATAGTCGAGTAGGGAATCGAGCGCAGCCACCGCATAGAATGCAACCTCTTTCAGCGTGTCCAGTGAGCGTAATGCCCCCAGATTAAACGCAGACAGTGTGCAAAGGGCGATCTCACCATCAGGGTCATCGGTAAACGCCAGCGGTTTAGTTGGCAGCGTAATCTCCATGCATAAGTTTGACTGGTGAACTGGAGCGACTTTCGGATCGAAGGCGCCGTGTTCGTTCATGTGGTCAACGTTCGCAATATACACGCGGCCGGTAGAGGCTCGTTCCTGCATCAGGTTTGAGAACAGATCAACAGCGGGAACGGATTTCTTGCGAATGCTCTCATCAGCTTCATATTGCAGGTACAGCGCTTCGAATTTGTCCTGATCAACAAAGAAAGCATCATAGAGCCCCGGTACATCATGCGGGCTGAACAGCGTAATATTCTCGTTGCGTACCAGGCGGCGATACATCAGGCGGTTGATCATTACGCCATAGTCCAGATGACGAACACGGTTCTCCTCGATGCCGCGGTTATTCTTCAATACCAGCAGACTTTCAACTTCCAAATGCCAAATAGGGTAGAAAGCCGTCGCTGCGCCCCCTCGAACGCCACCCTGCGAGCATGATTTCACAGCGGTCTGGAAGTGTTTCAGAAAGGGGATTACGCCAGTGTGGGTGGCTTCTCCATTGCGGATCTCACTCCCCAATGCACGCAGTCGGCCAAAACCAATCCCAATGCCAGCACGACGCGACACGTAATCGATAATGGCAGAGGACGCAGCGCTGATCCCTTTCAAACTGTCTTCGGACTCAATCAGAACGCAGCTGGAGAACTGGCGCGTCGGGGTACGGACGCCGGCCATGATTGGGGTGGGCAGAGACAATTTGAATGTACTGGTGACATCATAGAACCCCTTCACCATTTCCAGACGTGTTTTGCCGGCACAACCATCTTCCCAATTCTGGAAAAGACACATACCCACCAGCATATACAGCTGCTGCGGGGCTTCGTAGATTTCGCCGGTGACTCGGTTCTGGACGAGGTACTTACTCGCCAGCTGAACAGTTGCGGCATAACCAAAGAGTTCGTCACGCATGGGTTTGATATACACGCCAAGTTCTGCGATCTCTTCGCGGGAGTAAAACTTAAGCAAATCCTCATCGTAAACGCCGCGGCTGACGTTGCTGACGATATGATGATAGAAACTTGGGTAAGTGTATTCGCCGAAGGCATCTTTGCGAATTTTGAACATGTTCAGGCGTGCTGCGACCTGGGAGTAGTTCGGAGTTTCAGGCGAAATCAGATCTGCAGCCGACTTAACCAATGCCTCATGAAGCTGCGAAGTTGTCATGCCGTCAAAAATGCTCGCGGCGGCGCCCATGGCTACGGCAGAGGCGCTTACGTTACGTATACCTTCTACACCCCACATCACGACGCGGTTGTACTTCTCTTCGGATAGCGGCTCTGTGGAGCCATTACGTTTGACAATCCTTATCATGTATCACCCATCAAAAAAGGCCACTAAATGTAGTGGCCTATATTATTAAATAAGTACTTACCTATCAATTGAGGATTATAAAATCCCTTTAAGAACGTCGCGCACTTGTCGGAACTGATCTGTCTGCATTCCAGAATATATCGAAGCTATGGCATCCGCCAGGTGCTCATTCTTGGCAACTAGTACATCTTTCCCCGCTTGTTTCCGACGCAACCAAGGGGCATCAGGCTGTTTTGTAATCGCCCACTGGATGATCTCTTCCTTAGATGTGGTCAGTTTATTCCCGACGTAGTGCTTAATTTCATTTGGCGTAACCTGGATAAGTGGCTTATCAACGCAAGCAAGAACGCCGATACATACACCGTAAGAAGTCTGCGCGCGAGAGCTTTGACTACCCACCGGTAGTTCACAAAACACCATATGGGCCTGTTCAATGATGGGCCTGGCGGTGCGCCAGATCTCTTTAGCCCGGCGCAGATCATCGCTGTTTACTCTGACGTTTTTCTTCGTTCCGCCGGCTTTGGTTTCAACCAGTTCAAGACCATGGATTTCCAGTTTGTCTGTATCCAGATCCAGCGTACCAATGGCCAGCCCGAAGTTGCTCATTGAAGGGTCGACGCCAACTACTTTGATCACTTTACTCATAGAGTTTCCTTACCATGTTGCCCATACCGGGCATTCCATTAATTTCTCTTCCAGGGTTTTAACTGGAGACTTGCGAACGGGCTCTGGAATGCTGCTCACCACGTGTATGCTGTCACTGGTCAGCACACCATTTTCTATGTCTGCGTCGATCATGCTCTGCCCGATGAAGTAGGACATGATATCTATCAGCTTACGCGCAACCATCCTGTTAGAACGAAGTACATAGGGGACAGAGAACTCAACCATTGCCTTATCACCATCTTCAGTCTCAAAGCTTAATTCGCCTCTTTCTGGAAATCTCCCATGTGAATCGCAATTGAAATTGATGCCAGCAAATGCCTTGCCTGGCATTGCAACCTGCCACGCACGTGCATTTGCCAGTCGAGTCAGGTTAGTAAACGCACTGCTGGTATGCGCCTCTATTGCCCCGTACAGCACATCATCTTCGATAACCATCGCAGATGATTCCGGGATCACCAAGAACCCAGGCCCAGAGTGTGGAAGATAGCCACCTTTCGAAAATGGGTTGATCAGAATGGGCGCATTGCTCTCTGGCGGCATCGATTTCAGGCTTGGCATTAACGGGGTCTTGAAAAGCAGATCTATCAGAGCCGTAAATTGCTCCGTCTCAATATTGAGATTTTGCCAACCTACACCAGGAGCCACCCTAGCAGCGGTATAACTGTTAATCAGTCTGAATGACTGCATCACAGCAAACATTTGCAAAAACTGCGTGCGGCTTAGGTTAAACGACATAGCTGCGACCCTCTTTCACTTCCACGGTGATGGTTTCCCGGAACCATGACTTCATTTCTTTGTGAGAAATGATCATCACCGTGCCGCGCTCGCGCGCTTTTGCTTCCAGAATACCCATCAGACGCTCCAGACCGGCTGTGTCCAGAGCATCGTCAATTTCATCGCCGATAAACAGCTCGATGTTCTTGCTCGCGCGGCTGGCCACCAGATCCTGCAGAGCCAGGGAGCACGCAATGCGCACTTTGCGTTTTTCGCCACCTGACAATGTCTGGAAGGTTTTGCTGGCGCCGATCTTGCGCACGCTGATATTGAACTTATCGCGCCACTCGCCCTTCTTGGTTGATTCCATCGTTGACCATTCCGCCACAATGTTTCCGTCCGACAGTGTATTGAGATATTCCGCTGTCTGGGCATTCAGGAAAGGCGTCACGGAGGTCAGGATATGCGAGCGAACGCCGGCAGGAGAGTAGACCTGGCGCGCTTTATCAAGCAGCAGAGCCTGCTCCTGTATATTCTTTAACTCAGTTTTAAGTACACCATAGTTAGATTTATTGGCAGCCAGGCTTTCTTCATGGCGTTTGATGACAGCCAGAAATGGGTTAGTTTCTTTGGTAATGCGATCTACTTCGCTCCGCGCCCGGGCAACCAAAGCTTCTACAGCCACGACTTCTTTTTCCCGATGACGAAGCGTTCCCAGCTCTTTAGTCAGTTGTTCGATTCGGGAAATAATGGCAGACACATCTGGTGTACTGGCGACAAGTGATGATTCAATTTTGAGCGCCTTCTCAAGATGCTCTTGGTATTTAGCCACTGACGTTGCAGATGCCTGCGCTTGGCTGATCTCACTGCGCGCCTGTTCAACAAAACTCTCCTTCACGGTGGACAGATCTTCAACGCAATAAGCCTTGCCACAGGTAGGGCACGGCTCACCGACTTTGGTATTTACTTCTTCCGCTTTCACCTTGAATGCGCGAGCACGTTGCATCGCTTCCTTCTGGATGTTTTCGGTAATGCGGATGCTGGCGCGTATATCAGTGATCGCTCCACGAACCTTAACCAGCTTGGCGTCGTGCTCTTCTTTGGACGCAAGTTTTTCCCGCTCTTTACCGATGGCATTTTCAGTATCGCGGATCTGCTCCGGCAGACTGCGCAACTCCATTTCGACCTCAGTGAGCGTGACTTCCGCTCCAACCAGATCGGCACGGGCGACATCAAGCCGTTCGCTGCGGTCTCGCTCCCAGGCTTCAGAAGAGGTTTTGGCAGACTCCAGCTCATTCTGGGCCGATTCGACCAGAGACAAGCAGGCGTCCATCTTGGTTTTAGTGGTCTCCATGCGTGCGGCAGCTGCGTTGGCTCGTTCGCGAGCAATCGCGTAGGCTTTGGTGAGACGATCGACGCCGGCAGCCTCTTCTACGATGGTTTTGAGGTTTTTATCCGACATGCCAGGCAAATCAGGCATCGCCTCCTGACTGGCATAGATCGATGCCATAAATACTTCTTTTGACGCCCCGATCAGTCGCTCTACAAACTCCTGGGTGAGCGAATCTTTACCCTTTGTCATGTCGCCGTCTTCGCCGCGGACGATAAGCCGGTTTTTAAATTCCTTATGCTTGCGGTGGCGGATAATGGCGTAGCGTTTACCTTCGTCTTCAATGGTGACTTTTACGCGACAGTTCTTCTCATGCCCCGTAGAGAGAACGTCGTCACCTTTAACACCATGGGATGTCTCGCCATAAATACACCACATCAAACTATTCATGAGGGTTGATTTACCAGCGCCATTGCTGGCGGCCGATGAGTCCCCGGCATTAACACCCTGGATGAGCACCAGCCCACGCTGATCAAGCTCGACCTTGGCGTTTGCCAGCGCCATGAAGTTTTCCACTTCGAGCGTTAAAAATTTCATGCTTTGCCTCGAATTGCTTTAGTCAATTTCTGCCCTTTGCGAAGGCGGTATTCCGTATGTGCCGGGAAGGAGTTGCGTGACAGGAGGCCACGTTTCGTTAGTTGACCAAGGTAAAACGCCTGTGGGTTTCCTTCTGGCGGATAGGGCTTCTGGAATAAAACGGGCTTTCCGCTTTCAAGCCGTTTAATCATCTGGATGAAATCCCAGAAATTATTGCGGGAGGAAGTCACTACACCGCCTCCGCACTTTCCGCTTCGGTGAGGATCTCCTGACACAAGGCATTCAGTTTGGTCAGGTCAAATCCACCGTCTGTGTCATGAACGATTTTGCAGTAAGCAGAAACAGACTCGCCAAGGCTGTCGATTTTGCTGGTCTCTGAGGTGCTGGCAGTACCCTCCATCATTGAGCCCTTGCGGATGAAGTTGCATACAACACCTTTCGCTCCCATGGATTTCAGGACGTTCTGCAGCTTGATGCCTTCCTCATCGTTTTCGACGACGGCCCGGAAGCGCACGTAATTGCCGTGTATCTGCCTGTCATCCACATCGTCTTCCAGGTTTACGAATTTCGGCGCCGAGGTTTCGAAATGACTGAACGATCCGTCTGGGTTCACAATCATGTAGCCCGCCAGCGAACCTACGTCCCCCCAGTTTTGGTGCGTCAGCGCGCCGACACTGATAACTCCGGGGATCACCTCCTTGTGGTTGTGGTAATGGCCGGACAGCACCAGGCGAAAGCCTATCTCTTTCAGCTCCTGCGCATCGATGCCAACATCAGGCATTGTGGGGATAGCTTTGTTGATGGCGGTATGAATCACGACGTCGTGCAGATCCCCGTCAAGCCGCGCACGAAGTGCTTTCAGGTCACTAATTAACTCGGCGTGGTTGTTTCGCCAGCTCACCATATGGACTGTGACGTCACCCAATTTGATGCTGTGGGGCTTACGGCCGCAGACGATCTGTACACCAATCGACTTCAGCGCCGCTGCGGCGTTAGCGCTGTAGACAGAGTCGTTTGTTTCCAGGTCATGGTTGCCGGCCAGCATAGCAACGCTGAGCCCCAGATCTTTGACGATCCACTCATAGGCATCGGAGACGTAGTTGAGTACGGTAGGGGATACGGTTCCGCGGACGTGGAATGTGTCGCCGGCCACCAGCATGTGGCTGCAACCCGCTTTTTTCATAGCTATGGCTGCTTCTTTTGTGGCCTCCAACTGAATGGCCAGCCGAGAGTTGAGACCATCTGCATCGGTCGTCGAGAATGAATCCCATTTGTGATAATGGGGATCGGAGATCACCCCATATGGCAACGTCATGTGTATTTTCCTTTGTGGTTATTTTGATATAGATTCTAAGCATGCAAAACAGGCCAACAACCAAGTAAAAACGGCACATTAGAAAATCTACAGGCTGGATATTATGGCAAAACAGATAAGTAAGTACATACCTATTAATATAAATTAGAGCGAGTCACTTGAGTAAGATCTAAGCTACTAGCATGGCCTTGCTGTGAGCTCGACTCCATAAGTACAAGGTGAAAATGCATGATGATTTATGTGAGAGGAGTCTGCTATGAGTGAGGAGCAAATCTCATCGAAAGATTGGATTTCACCTTCGATTCAGTTATCTGAGAACCACATGAATTAAAATATATAATGTTCCGTTACAACCTATTGATTTTGCATTGGCCGCTAGTAGAAGGCCATTTCTGGTCAGCTATAAGGGAAAAGTATGCTGGAAAGTACTCCTGTACCCATAAGTCGACATCGGCCAGTCACGAGGAAATGGATATCATCAGTCAGGAAATACTAAATTTATAAGCCCACGTTAGCGTCGGCCTTTTGATCCAAACCCCGTAACGACAAAAGTTGTAAATTATAAAATTGCTGAGACAACATCGGACAAGTATATTCTCCTACAGCAGCCGGGCGTGTGCGTCGGTAAAAAATCTCATCAAGGTTATCCTCCATGAACGTTATGTATTATTCGATCGCAGGGGCTATCGCTTTTGTGACCATTTTAACGGCCCTAATTGTTAACGCGAAAAAACTGAAAACAGCTAGGGCTGATTCTGCTGATAAGGCAGCACAATTGGCGCGTTATGCCGCCATTATTGATGCCGAAGATGAAGCGGCGCGCATCGTGGCTCAAGCGAAGACGGAAGCAGCCAACATCATTTCGGTAAGCGAAACAGATGCGAAGTTTGTTAGAGACTTAGCAAATGCGGTCTTAGAGGATGCCCGAACGGCTGCTGAAAAACTCAGTAATGAGACTCAGCAAACCGTTGCCAAGCAGCTCGCAGAAAAAGATGAAATTGAACAACAGATCCAAACTTTGCGCGCTTCTTACTCCGATAAGAAAATCACGTATGACGAACTGGAGTCTGCGCTCTCTATCTACAAAGAGGATATGGACTTTGCAGAAATGGGCTTCTACGCGCCACATTTCGATTTCGATACATCGGAACTATTCCAGGCATCTATCCGTAACAATCGACAACAGCAGAAAGATTTGCTTCGTAACAAGACCACTTTTGGGGCCATCTACTGCACCACAGAATGGACGGTAAGTGGTTCAAAGGCCGAAGGGAATAAAATGACAACGCGAGGTATCAACCTGACGGCCAGAGCCTTTAACAGTGAATGCGATGCAGCCATTGCCAACGTAACATTCAAAAACATCAACACCATGGAATCGCGCATTTACAAAGCTTTTGATGTATTGAATAAACTCAATGAAGTTAACCAAATCTACATTAATCATGCCTTCTTGGATCTTAAGCTGACCGAGCTGCGTTTAACTTATGAATACCGAGCCAAAAAGCAGGAAGAAAAAGAAGAACAACGTGAAATCCGCGCCCAGATGGCCGAGGAACGCAAAGCCCAGTTAGAGATTGAGCGCGCTATTCGTGAAGCTGAAGAAGAAGAACGCCGCGCCCAGAAGGCCCTAGATAAAGCTCGGAAAGAAATGAATGAAAAACTGGCGAAAATGACCGCCGCTCAGGCCGAAAAGTATCAGGAGAAAATCGATTCCTTGCAAGAAGCGCTTACCGAAGCTGAGTTGAAAGGATTAAAAGCACTTAGCATGGCGCAACAGACCAAGCGGGGCCACGTTTACGTTATTTCCAACATCGGCTCTTTTGGTGAAAATGTCTTTAAGATTGGTATGACACGCCGCCTTGATCCTCAAGACCGAGTTGACGAGCTGGGCAGTGCATCTGTGCCGTTCCTATTTGATGTTCATGCTATGATCTTCAGTGAAGATGCTCCGGCATTGGAATATGCCCTACACCAACATTTCGCTGAAAACCGCACTAATCTGATCAACAGACGTAAAGAATTCTTTAACGTTAGTTTGGAAGACATCAAAGCAGCCGTGTTTGATGTGGCAGGTGATGATGTGGACTTCATTGAGACGGCAACCGCACAGCACTATCATGAAACAGTGGCAATGCGAAAACAAAAAGCTGATGCCCTTACGATGCCCGTAAAAGTTGAGAAACAGCCACGTTTTGCAGAAGCTCTCTAATCCCCGGAACGACAAAACCGCCTTTTTGGTGGTTTTGTCGATTTTCATAGCTTTTAGAAGGTACGCCTAGAGCTGTCGATTTAGAGAGTTTGTACTTAATGGCTAACTTGCTGGTATCTGCAATGTCGGCTCATTGAACAGAACAGACAAGCTTTGGTGTGAGAGTTCCTAGCTCGAATTCATGCATCAGAAAGGGCATATCAGCCAGAGTAATCTCTCTTGAGTAAAAATCGTCCATATATCTCCCCCTTGGCTTCTCAGATGCATTCTAAGCTACGCTATTTTGTATTCGCGTAAAGACCCCTTTTTTCGTTTAGGGTTCGTCAGAGAGCTTCTGACGCGCATTTACGATGCTAAACACTTCTGCTTTTGGCCGAGGGTCGACTAAATCGAGTTCTTCTTCGCTGTGATACTCGATATCAAAGTCCCGTTTGATGTGTCTGATGTAAATCGCAGTGAGCAGGCTGTCTTCTTTCAGGAAGTGGCCATAGGATCTGCGGATCACTTCACCAACTTTTTCGATCTTCTCTCCGCCCATACAGAGGTGATTGAATCGACTGTGCTTTCTCAGCATCTCATCAACTGGCCCAGAGTAAACCTTATCCACGACACCGAATCGAAGGATCTTCGCAGTATCAGCTTCAACCAGGCAGATAATCTTCCCCTCGGTCAATCTGTCACGCCAGGTAACGCCTGAACGCATAGTGTTGAAGTAGGGGGTATCCAGACCGATGATCGGTTTTCGAAATGCCAGCAGCGGTACGTATCTGGCACAGCTGTTCAGGTGGAAGTTAACGCCGGCGTCACGCAACTTGAGTCGGGTCTCGTTGATGTTGCACTTCGAGGCTATGCCACACAGGCTGCAGAGAACCTTCTCGTTGCTCAGTGTGGAGTTTGATTCTATGGTGTAGGTTCCGTCTTCCAGACGGCGTACCCAACGTGTGCGTTTTAAGTCCATGTTCTCGTTTTAGTGATTGTTGACCGGAACCACGATAGCTTACTAGGCACACCTGTAATCGCAAATGCCTGTTTTACTTATCCACTTATCCACTGGTTAGATCCCAATAATAAGATCCCTATACAGATCCCCATATAGATCCAAAGAGATCCCCGATCGCCGCAGGCCGCGCCACGCCTGGGCTAAGGACTGATCCGTGTATGCTGTCAGCGGTAAACGATATGCTGTCAGCGGTACGGTATATGCTGCCAACGGTTTTGTGTATGCTATCAGCGGTAATTGACGTATGCTGTCAGCGGTTAGAACCAAAAGGTATCCACATGTCCACAAAAAAGAAAAAAGAGAGTGAAATCAAAGAAATACCTGAAGATAACGAAATTCTTGAGGAAGATGCTCTCAATTTGTACACAGGTGACTTAGTTCCTAACAGCAACAATACGGTGCAGCCAATCGCTTTAATGCGCCTTGGCCTCTTTGTTCCAACGCTCAAGGGAACGAAGAATAGCTCTCGCAACAAGTCCAACATGATCGACGCATCCAGGGAGCTTGTCCAGCTTGAAGTCGCGCGGTCAGAGGGTTATTCAAACATTAAAATCACCGGTCCGCGGCTGGATATGGATCATGACTTCAAAACCTGGGTTGGTGTTGTTCGCTCTCTGGCTGAATACGGCGAGCCAACAGGGCGCGTAGAGCTGAGCATCACGAAGTTCGCCAAGTTCTGCGGCTACCCGTCCTCGCAGATCCGCAAGACCCTGCGAGACCGCCTGACAAACAGCCTGCTCAAGATCATGCGCACGACGTTGTCGTTCCAGCGCACTCATGAAGAGAAGAACGTCGACGACACCAACAAGATATCCCTGTTGATGGTTCACCTCATAAACAGCGTTGATTACAACGAGAAGAAAGACTCCATTGTCTTTTATGCTGAACCTAAGCTGTCTGAGCTCTATCGCTTTGACCATAAAGTTCTGCTGCAGTTGAAGGTCATCAACAAGCTCCCGCGCAAAGAGACGGCCCAGGCGCTGTATACTTTCATCGAAAGTCTTCCTCCTAAGCCGGCACCGGTATCTCTTGCCCGGCTGCGCGCCAGGCTCAATCTGAGCACGCGCAACGTCAGCTCGCAAAACCAGACTATCAGGAACGGATTGAAGTCACTGCAAGAGCTGGGCTATCTCGAATATAGCGAGGTTAAGCGTGGCCGTTCTGTCTACATCCAGATCCACAGTCGTAACCCAAAACTGAAAGTAACATCGAGCAAACCTGAGAAACCAGAGGCGCCTAAGCAGGCAGAAGAAGCGAAGGGTGAAATTGATGCGAAACAGAACCTCAAAAACAAAATTTCTGAGCTGTCGCAGAACCTGACGCCAGAGAATATCAAGCTGATCGAGATACTCACCAATAGCCTCAAGTTGCTTTGATACGCTGTCAGCGGTTCAACATATGCTGTCAGCGGTTCTTTTGTCTCAATGTATGCTGTCAGCGGTAAAACGTATGCTGTCAGCGGTACATTTCCACTATCTGCGGTCTTTATAAATCGACATGGCTAACGTCTAAGGGCAACTGCTGCCCTATGAATGTATGCTGTCAGCGGTTAAAGATATGCTGTCAGCGGTAAAACGTATGCTGTGAACGGTATAAGGTATGCTGCCAGCGGTAATTCACTGGCAACGTATGCTGTGAGCGGTAATTCAGCACTGAATTAGATATCCTGAAAACGGGCGACGCAGTCGTTGATTTGCGCCAGGCCCGTGTAGATAACAATATGGCTTCCCCAGTGGTCACTAACCTGCTAACCCGCATGAATGCTAGGTTAGTGGTTACTAACAATTGTTATTCCACCACACTCATAACGCTCTACAGAAACATCGGTTAGTGGATCTGCTTGAGCAAACCCCAAAGCGTTTGTGCTTTCGATGTGAGTTTCCCGGTTTCAGGATCAAACATGCGCCATTCCCGACGCTGGTGGATGATGTAACCGTCTTCACGTTCCAGACGCTCCAGCATGTCCGGTTTTCTGAAGCCTTTCGCTCTCCAGTAGCCGCTTGTTTTCTCAATCTCAAGACCAGTCATTGTGAGAGCCATTAACCAACCTCCTTACATCCGTCGAAAAAGAAACTTTGGTTTTTGCTATGAACGCCGTAGACGTCGTGGGATTTGTTGTAGATAAGCTTGTCCTCGCCAACGCCAACCAGTTTACCGTTGCGTTTAGCCAGATATGGAGATGAGAGAACCTCATCGCCGCGGACGACATAGAACTGATCTCCGCTATCAACGACCAGCGCGCCGAAGTCAGCTTTAGTAGGTCTGCTGATTTGATCATTTTTCACCTGCGATACGGTCATATCGCATTGGTAAATTCGGGTATCCGCCAGCAGAGAGAAGGAGAGGGCGGCCAGCAGTAATGTTATTTTTCTCATACCACTATCCCTGTGTAGACCTGTGCTGTAGAGGTGACGACCAGCACCAGTGCGAGCATGTTCACAGTGGTTCCGTTGACAGGTGACAGAGCTTTCTTGAGTGTCCCGATCATCAGGCAGTCCAACATAAACAGTATTGAAAGGATGAGTAACAGGATATCTATATATATCTTCATAATAGGTAAATACTAACTTATGTGTTTTTAGCTGTAAATGACTACGGAAGAGCGCTAAGGCCTAGAATTCGCTCAAGATGTTGAGCATCTTCCTCACTGATAGGCTTTGTCCCATCGGCATACAAGCATCCACCGTTATGCCAGCACACCCCATCCACATCAACAAACACACTGTCTGCACTATACCCAATATATTCAATGACATTATGGTCTATGACTGCCTGCAACCCTTTGTCATTGAGTCCGAAGCCGTTCACCATAAACAATGGGTAGCCGGTCACATCATTGTCAGTGCTGACCGATATCCGAACTAATATTCTCATGCGCTTTTCCTTTGTTGTGTATATGCTTACTTATTATTCTGATCTAGAAAAGGTGAGCAATCATCTAGTTTAGGGAAAACGTATGCGATGAAATTGTTGCCAGCAGTATCAGCTATCAAGAGAATCAATAGTAACTCGGGACATCGTTGTGATGCCCCGATAGCTAAATAACGTAGTCTATTTGTATAAACACAAAATATAGTCAGTCATGTCGATTTAACATCTAAATGCTCACCACAATATCCAATAATTATTTTTCGTTTATCTTTATCGACAAGGAAATGAACTCTTATAGTTTCGTTTTTTGCACGAGCCGTTCCAATTCTAACGTGCTGAAACATTTTCACTTTCTTACCATCATAATCAAACTCTCTCATTTTTGATAATGTTGCTGAACGCTCAACCGTTTCTGATTCATTTGCAGAATAGGCGTCACCCAAAAATTCTTTCGCAGTGTTATCACCATTTTCAAGATATTCAATGAGATATGATGTGCAAAGTTTATATAGTAAGAATACAAGCCTAGGGCCATGCCGAAAGTCAACTGAATCTTGTGCAGATCTAATAGCTGATTTTAGTATTTCAACATTGTTAGGAATTAGCATTTCTAATAATAACAAAACAGACTCTGGGGTTAGTTTGTTGCCTACTAGGGATATTAGCCGGTCAATATCAATATCAGGGTTTTGGGTTGTTGCCTGTCTATGAAAATTTTTGGCTTCAAACTTCAGTCGATTCAACTCAGTCTCTATTTTGTTTTTTTCAGTGAGTAATGCATCATATTTTCCATCAAGTTCTTCTATTGTTTTTAAATAATCTAGTTCTAATTCTTGGTTGGCTGACTTAAATTCTTCAAACTCTAATAGTGCAGTGTCAAGTAATTCTTCATATTGCATCCCTTCTTTTAAATCCTTCATTCTTTGCCTGAAGGCTACGTTATCATCGCTTAGCCTTTTAGCACGAACGTTTGCTGGCGATAAATGACGTTTTTTATTAAAACCGTTTAGCGAATGAGTTATAACTGATAAAATATAATTATTAATTGGAGTTTTTGATGCGGCAACCTCATCCAGTTGCTTAGGAAGAAATAGTTTTGTACCAATATAACCTGTTTGATTCATAGGGTAAATGATGTTAATTGCTCCTCCCCAGGATGAATAACTCCTTCCCAACAAACGTTCCATTTCCCACGAATCCATCTCACCGCTTGTTGCTACAACTTGTGCTAAACCAATAAGTTGTTCTTGCAACTTTTCAGGCACAACAGGGAAACCAGCATCTCCCTCGCTAATAAAAACTAAAGGATAAACTCTATCATCTCTTGATATTTCATGCTTTAAATATTGAAAGTCTCCGTATTGACTTTTAATATAATCTACTCGCTGGCCAATTACATCGTGATCAAAAGTACAGTTTTTCTTCAGATAGGAAACAAGTGATGGACGCGTTGCTATTGGTCTGGCATCAACCATTGTACTTACATCACTAATTTCTAATAATATAGATACAAAAGTACTGACTCCTTCTCTCTTAATCCCTATCTCTGTAATCCATTGTCTACCGCCAACATTTCTATCCGGGTGTGTATACATAATTGAATAAATTTTCGGTTCTATTTTTTCCGCTGTATAGGTTCTGACATAGACTCTTTCTAAGTTCCAATCACGTCTTGAAAGGAGGTCTTCAGGGGAAATGCGTATTTTTGCAACTTTATTAAGCCAGCCAGATACGGAACGTATTACACTAAAAAAGCTATCATCACCAATGCAATTAAATGAATTTATATATACAAGCATCACTTCCCCCTATGTTTGATTTTTTTTGTTTATTCAAAATTATTATGCAGCTTGAAGTTTGCAAACTAATTTCCTATGAATAGGTATTAATTCGCGTACAGGTATTCAATACCTCCCTTATCATGCTATCTTGTAGACGTAGCATCTTGAATGCAGTTAGTAAGCGATTCTAGGACTTACCTTCATTGATTATCCTCTTCTAAACTGTCCATGAAGTCTACATCTATCAACAAACCTACATGATGCTAATGCACTTATTATTATCAATTGTAAACTATTAAAAATTATTTTTTTGATAGTGATCGAAAAAAAAGGCGTCCAATGGACGCCCTGTGATTACGCTTCTTCTGTTTCGGCTGAAGCAGGCTCTTTAGTTCGACGTTCGTCGATGGCCTGTAGCGCCGCAATGATCTCCGGTAGGGGCTTATCACGATACATGTCGACTATCTGCGATTTGGTGTACTTCTTGTCGCCAATCTCTACGCGGCCGCTGGCATTCTTTGGCAGGTATCCTTCTTCGAGCATGTGCTCAACCAGTGACTCGATAACGTCCAGACCGCGGGTCGGGTCGAAGTAGAATTTCCATGAGCATTTGCCGAATGGCGGTGCCACTTTGTTTTTGATGCACTCGGCGCCAACGTCCTGACCGATCTTATCTTTGCCATCCTTCATGACAGAAGCGCCAAGACGAATACGTACTGAGGCGTAGAACTTCGGAGAATCACCACCAGGGGAGGTGGTCGGATCGCCAAACATCACGCCGATTTTTGTACGAACCTGGTTAAGGAAAATAATGCAGGCATTGTACTTGCGCGCCCATAGCGCCAGCGTTGGAAAGTTGGCGCTCGTGGCACGAGCCAGGGCCGTATTGTCGTTCATGTTTAGCTGATCTTTATCCTTCGCTGTACCTTCCGCCATTTTGTCGAACTTCTCGGCTTTGGAGTTTGGCACCATTGACGCAAGGGAGTCGGCTACGATGCAAATAGGGGCGTCTGCGGGGATCAGCTCTTCGTCTCGCACCAGTTTCAGGATGGTGCCGATCAGCTCAACCGATTCTTCGAACGTGTCCGGCTGCTTATAGACCCACTGGCCGTCATCCTCATCTGCATTCAGGCCGTTTGCCACCGCCAGACCAACGTCAAAGCTGTTTTCGTGGTCGAGGAATACAGCCAGACCCTCCTGTTTCTGAGCGGAGACCATGGCGGCCGTCGCCAGGAAGGTTTTACCAGCACTTGGCGGCCCAAAGATCTCAACGATACGTCCGCTTGGGAAACCGCCGTCATAGCGCCCGGAGATGGCTTTATTCAGCGGAGGGAAGCCGGAATCAATCCAGTGTGAAACCTTTTGGATCTCGTCATTGCTGCCGATTTTCTTTTTTAATGCCATTGCCAGTGCTGATTTTCCTTTTGCCATTCTTAGGCTCCTTTTGTCTCGTTGATGCGTTTGGAAGCGGCGGCTTCATCAAACTTTATTGCGTCGTGGTTGAGGTGTTTGGCCATGCGGGAGAGGATCTTGACGACCTGTTCGCTAATCAGCCCGTACTCTCGCTCTGTCACGCTCATGCCGGCCGCGCCGAGAATGCGCGGTAGTGCAACAACGGCATGTTCTCCATGGAAGAAGACAATCTCCTTAGCCAGCATCGTAGGCGTGGTCGTATTGCCGTTGATGAGTGATTTCAACATCAGCAGTACCTCTCAAAAGGCAAAACGAACACATCCAGATCTTCCAGGAATGACCGGAAGTTCAGCTCGTGGCAGAGCATTTCGAAGGCTTTCAAATCACGTGCGCCTTTTATCTTTTCGATTTCGCTGGGTGGGAACTTGGTATCGATGAGGTTCATCAGCGTCATGTTGCGTTTGAAGGCTTCCAGCATCCGGCAGCCGGTCTTCTCGTTGAAGGCATTTTTGGCCAGTTTGTTGAATGCCGTTTTGTATCGGCCTTTATTGATGACGATCGAGCCGTCGTTAATGCCGCGCACCATAGCGGCGACGCTTCCCCATTCGTGCAGTAGCTCCTTGGCGCCACCGTCACCAATTCCGCCTACACCTTTGATGTTGTCGGAGGTATCCCCCTGCAGAGCTTTGGCTTCGAGGAAAGCACGAGGAGTAGGCAGGCCGATCAGCTCTGGGAACTGCTCAAAGTTCACCTGCTTGTGTTTGGCGTCTTCACGAAGGCTCACCCAGCTGACTTTTTCTCGAACCAGCTGCAGCCAGTCGCCGTCGCCGGTGAGCAGGTAGATATGATCGACCGTTGGTTGTGGCGCAAGACGACCAACCAGCATCCCCGCCAGGTCATCGGCCTCGGCGTCTTTGGCGATCAGCTGGTTGACGCCAAGGGCTGCCATCATTTTCAGGATGTAAGGCTTCTGGACTGCAAAGCCTTCTTTCATCTTCTTCATTTCCGGATCTTCATCGCGATTTGCTTTGTAATCCGGGTAATAGTCGCGACGCTTGTCGCTAAAGCCGTCCCACAGGATCATGGGGCGTGCGTGAAGAATGGACGCATAGCGACGAACGTTTTTGACGAAGCCAAACACCGCCTGAACTTCCATTTCGCCGTTATGTAATTTGTCAGATTGCTGGTGGTAATAGCCCAGGCTGTTACCGTCCACAAAGAGATAATTCACCGGAAAACTCCTTCCAAAAAGTAAGGCGTCCGTAGACGCCTTAACAGTCATGGCCTGTGATTAAAGCGATTCTAATTCCGCCAGCAGATCGTCAAGACCTTCATCGTCATTAGAGGTGCTGGTCGCTGCCGCAGTGGTAGTGGCGGCCGGAGCTGATGCTTTATCTTCTTCCGGCTCTGGTACGAACTCTGCCTCTGCGGCACGCAAGATCTCTTCGTCTACCAGAGATGTTTTTGCTGGTTCCGGGGTAGAGGTCGTGGCTACAGCAGCTGCACCTTCCGTATGGCCAGTGATGGTGCCAAAACCAGGCAGCGTAGCTGCGCTGGCAGCAGCTGGTGAGGAAATAGCAGCGGTGGCGGCGGCAGGTGCAGCAATACCAATGAGACGCCCCATGGTGCGAACGGTGGACAGCAGACGAGTTTCATCAGCCTGATTGGCGTAAGCGATCAGGTCATGCTGGGTCGACCACAGTTTTTCAGGGATATCGCCCTTGTAGACTTTACGTTTTGGGGATACGTCGTACTTGGTATCGCGACCGGAGCCGGTGCGTTTGATCAGGAACGCATAGCCTTCTTCTTTGCTTAACGGGTTGCCGATATCATCTGCGATATCCTCAGACATCACTTTGCAGATATCGTCGAACACAGTGGACGGGAGCTCAATCAGCTGACATTTTTCTGCGTCGCCAAAGTCTTCACGAGCTGAAAGTACGCCATTGACCAGGTAGCGTGGAGTAGCGCGCATTTGGCCGATACGCTCTTCCATTGCCTTGTTGCCTTTGTAGCGAGCGCGACCTTCCATCACCATCTCACACAGCTGGCACGCACGATTGTGGGTGTGCTGTTCGCAGATATAGGCAGTGGTAACTTCTTTGCCCTCCTCATTCTGATGCTTAACGTAGTGCATACCGAAAGTCTGGAAGAACACACCGTTCTGATCGTCCTTGTTAGGGAATATGCGCAGATAGTTATTACCGTCTTTCAGACGGGTTAGGTCGACGTTATTGCCTCGTTTGGAAGCAATATCGCCGCGGGTCTTGTTAAGCAGATCAAGTAATGACTTAGACATGTATTTCTCCTTGTTGTGATTATGGCCATGGGCGCTTTGCGCTTGGGGCATTCGCTTGTTCGTGGCTCTAAAAAGCGTACATAATAATAGATCACTACTTACTTACTATCTATCAAAAATTATCGGGTGGCGGTGAAGCGTTCGGCGCCCAGTCGTTCAATCTCTACGATGGCCATTTTCGAGGCCTGCACGATCATATCTCTACGGTGAGAGAAGGCGGTGACAGCGTGCTTATAGATGTCAGCGATCAGACGTGCGTCATCCAGTTTTTGGCGCTTCGCAAGGTACTGTGGGCTTGTGCGAACCTTGGCTTCCAGTACCGTTTCATTGAACTTTATTCCGTTCATACTCAAGTTCTTACGTTCAATGTCGTAGATTTTTGCCTCTATGGCATCGAGGGAGAGTTTAGCATCTGCAACCTCTCGTTCTGCGCGCGCTAGTCTTGCGCCGTACTCCATCAACAGCCTCGGTTGCTGCCGCCAGACCTCTTCCAGATTGTCGCGATCGAACTCCAGATCGGTCATGATTTTTTCGTAAATTTCGGTGCTCATTTTGTTATGTACCCACTTACTAATTTATATCAATAGTACCATGAGTAAATCAGCTGGTGGAGCATGTGTCGTGAAGATGAGAGGGGGTAGGTTGGGTAGAGACGTTTATGTGGCGACGCTGTGAAAAGGAAAATAAATGTTGCACAAACAGAAAGGCCATGCGTTAATGATTGCGTCGGTTTGCAAGACAGACCTTATGAAAGCAGTTTTAGTAAAGCAGTCCGAAGTTCAGGTGTTATCCAAAGATTACCCTTCTCCGTGAGTCTCCTCCTAAGTGCCCAAGTAAGTACCAATCTCTCAGACCAATTTCGCCGCGTTGTGTGGCTCTCAAATAATGAAGGTAATCTCTATGTCTAACAAAATGACTGGTTTAGTAAAATGGTTTAACGCTGATAAAGGCTTCGGTTTTATTACCCCAGCAGACGGCAGCAAAGACGTGTTCGTACATTTCTCTGCCATCCAGAGCAACAACTTCCGTACCCTGGAAGAAGGCCAAAAAGTTGAGTTCTCTATTGAGAACGGTGCTAAAGGCCCTGCTGCTTCAAACGTAGTTACGTTGAGCTAATTTCATTTCGGTAATCTATCCGCTGCGATAACGATGACGGCCTGAGCCTGAGTAGTCAGTTTGGAAGGATTATTGGAAGGAGTTAAAGGTCGTTAGATCTGGACGGCTTCTCTACTAACTCCATGAGAAAACCCGCCATATGGCGGGGTTTTTTTTTCTACTTTTCTTCCCAAAAAGTTTTATAGAGTGGATCTGGTCTTCCTCT